CCTTGTTTTTTGTATGTGTATATGTTTGCCATTATTTATAGTATAATTTTAATTGCATAATTGTTGCAGTTGGATTTGTTACCCAAGCAGGTGTTGTCATTTTTATTGCCCATTGGTCTGTTGTATTAATCGTATGTGAAAAAGCAAATTCAAAAAGATAATTTGTGTTTGCACCAACTAAAGACATATCAAATGTTCCAATAAGATAATCAATTGCAGTTGTTTGATTTCTTAAATTTAAAGTAACTAATTCATTTGAAGCAGCTGATGTTGTTGTCATTTGCAAAGCAAGTTTTATTGCTGTTGTCGAACTCGTGTCAAATTTGAATCTTTTCCCATTTGGTGATGTTGTTGCAGCAATATATCCAATAGAAAAATAATAATCTAATGAATCCGCAGGATTTAAAGAAGCCGAAAATAATAAAATACTTTTTTCAGATTTTGAATCTAATTGTGTTTGTATTGAACTTGTAACATTATCTAAATAACCAATCTCTGTACTGCTGACATTTCCGATTGATGTGGTAGATGGTAGCACAACAGTACCCGTAAAAGTCGGAGATGCTAATGTTGCATAAATAGTATCAAAATAACTTTTCAAAGTAGCTTTAATATTTGCCCAAGTTATTTTTTTTGCAAGTGAAGCAGAATTATCAACAATAATCATTCTATCAGCATCAACAGGTGTAGTCATTGCTGTTAAACTATCAACAAAAGTATGAACATTGGCTGCTGTTAAAATAGCTTGATAAATAGAATCAAAATAAGTCTTTAAGAATGTTTTTACATTTGTCCAAGTAATCTTTTTTAATACAGAACTGTCGGCTGTTGCCACTAAATCTGCATCATTTGGTGTTGCTGCACTTGAACCGTTAATCAATGTACCTATCCTTGCTGCTGTTTCATCGCCAGTATTAGTTCCTGAATTAGTTCCTGTTATGTCAGAAGTAAATGCTATTGTTCCATCAGCATCTTTAAAGGTGTATGTTCTTGCTGCTGTGTTTGAATTAGTAAAGAATGAAGTAAAAGTGTTAAGAGTATTTTTAAAATTAATCTTGAACAAAGTTAATCCTGCATACCCTCCTGTTGCATTTTTGTTCGCTGTATTCTCGGCAGTATAACCTAATGCAGCTTGTTTTGTATCTGCATAAGTCTTTACTGCTTTTTGTGAAGGGTATTTGGTATCACTATTTAAAGCAAGTGTACCATCGGTATCTTTGTTTGATGTTGCCTCTACTCCTGTTAGATTTATTGTTAATGCCATTATGCAGTTATATTAAATGTTTCTGTTACAAAATTTGTCGATGTTCCACTCTGATTCAATACTCCATTTACATAGATTTCATATGTTCCTCCACAGCTTGTAGCTGTTGTTGTATAACTTCCTCCTGCTGCTACTGTTGTTATAATCGTTCCGGTTGAACTGTATATTGTTACAACTGGACAGACTGCACTCGGTGATACATTCCCCACATATGGCATCGCACATCGATCACTTGTAAATGGTAAGACAAAAGCTATACTCATCTTCCATCCCGATACACTATCTACAAATCTCTCTGTGAAATCTTCCAACGTACTTACGTTATCCTGAAAGTTCCAATCGTATGAAGGATGCTTTAACTGTGCTAAGAAATCCTTTGCAATACTTAACTGATCCGATAGTACTTCTGTTTCGTTTACTTCGCCATTCTTCACAGCATCCATAAACAGCAAAGAGAATTTATAAGTCTCAGTCTTTGCAGAGGTGCTTACATCCACTCCTTCTAATGTTACCCAATTTAATGGATACTGAATGTCACCACTTGCAGCTATCTCCCAAATGTCACCGAATCCCCATGTATTAACCTGGAGGTGATTATTTGCTATTTCTTGTAGCTGCTGAACTATTTGATTTAATGTCATTCTTTTTCTTTATAAAATAGTCCTTAACTTTTTTCTCTACCTTCTTAGATATGTCTCGTTTCATCTAACAGTTATTAAGTTTACCATAATCAATATCTAATCCATAAGTATTCCCACCATCCCCTAAATACCATCCTTGCGTAAAATTATTAACCACCGGCTGAACTGTATCGATACCATTCCCTGCATCATTGTATAATGGATAGGTAGTATCGTTCTCTAATAAGTACCTGGTAATACGATCAGAATAGAACTCTGCTCTATCTTTAAAGAATGCCATTAATCTATCTAACTCAGCTACTCCAATAGTCTCAGCATTCTCAGAACTGCGAGTAACTACTCCTTTGTTCATTATCTTATACTGTAAGATATACGCTCCATCATGCAATACCCAATACTTTAAAGCAGGTGATACATAGGTATCTAATAACGTCTTATAACCAGTGGTTGAATTGACTGTGTTGTTTGATATCTTACTCTTTAAGTCATTGTATAAAGCTGTTCCTAATATAGATAAGATACGGATATCCTGTGTTTCTAAGATACTTGAACGCAATAACTTGATGTCTACATTCTCATCGATATAGGATGTATCTTTAATGTACTGCTCTGATATGAATAATATTTCTGCCATTTTAATTTGTTTTTATTACTACTTGTTTCCAAAGATGTCTACAAAATGGAACACTTACACCGCCTTTATTCCACCATCCACCTCTTGATTCCCACACATCTAATCCTTGCTCATTGTTTAATGTTTCAATCTCTGATCGTGAATATAACTTATCTTTATTCAATAAATCCACACAGAAATCTCTGCTATTCTTTTTGTCTGTTGCATCGAATCCTGCTCTCCATCCATAACGATACTTAACTTCGATATTGTCAGTCTTTGAATCTTCACTCGCTTTCTCACCCTTCTTTGTTGGTTCACTTCCCGAACTTAAATAACCCCTTTCAACTAATGATGTAATGATGTCATTTACTTCGGCTGTGCTAATCTTTAATACTTTTGCGATACTCTCGCTTGGCGTTAATACATCCTTGCTTAAAAGGTCTATAATAGCTTTCTCATTAGTCAGTAATTCCTCAGCAAATTTCTCTTTCTTAAATGTCTCAATACAATCCTCATCACTCTGCCCTTCGTAATCTCTTTCGTATAAGATGGTGCAATCGGATGCCTTTATACCGATGTTATCAAACCATTGATGTTCACACTTTTTTTTTTCAGCTGATAATGCTACTTTATAACTATTGTCAATCTGAGGCAATCCCATCATGTCGATGATCTGCTCAACTGGATAGGCATCATATACCTTCTGAATAATGCTATCAGGTAGTAATGACTTTATCGGTGTTGATTTCTTAAAGTAGATATAGTTAGCAATACCAAAGAATGAAGAGAACTGATTGATAATATCTTCTAAGATTCCTTGTCTGATACTGATGTATGTTGATTGGAACAACTCATACGCATCTAACATCTCATTCCTTTGCCCTAATGCTCCCTCTGTTGCTACTCCGAATAACACTGGACTAACTATGTTATGCGATGTGAATATCTCTTGATCAACCCTTTTGCCTATCTCAATAAACTGCTTATCTAAATCATTCGGACTGAATGACTGTATTGTAGGTGCATTATCTTGAGATGCATTGAACGTAATTACTAACCCACCTGCTTTATCTGTTCCGGTAGCTTTCTGCTTTATCTGTCTTTCAATCTGCTTCTTTGCTTCTTCTGTTGGAGGAACTCCATTGTTGAACGATATGATCTGCCCCATTGAGAATCCCGATTTGATGTTATTCAAATGGAAGTTAGATATCTCAATGTCTGTCTCTATTGCAGATGTTGCTCCGATATAATTCGGTATACCATATACGTTCTTATCAACTCCATTCTTAGGTGATTTCAGTTTAAATACAAACAACTGACTTCCCTTTACTTTATTCTCATAATCGAATGGTGCTAACTCTTTGAATCCCGTTTTTTCTTCTGTCTGTTTTGATTGTTTCCAATCGTTTGAATAGAAGTAAACTGATTCATCTGCATTGGTTCTTATCTTACTGATTGGCATATATGCGAAATCAGCGATTTCATTCCCCAATTTATCATAGATTATTTCGATTGCAATCGAATTAAATAACTCAAAGTCCTTAATCATGTCATTTATGAAAGGTTTCAGCTTACTAATAAACTTCTGAGTAATTGCTTTCTGATTAACTGTTGAGGTCTTATCATCAGTTACTAAACCACCTCCATAGATGTAGTTCGTTTTGCCATTGATAATAGCATTGTGTTTCGCACATCTTAAATATAACTCTATAAGGTAATCGGGATAGTTATTATCCTCACCGAAGTAAATATACTCCTTATTTTTTACCTCTTTAAATTCGGGAACTTTATGATTCTCAAACTTTATGTATAATACGTTACTGGTTTCGCTCATGTACTTTATATGTTATATCCTGACCATTATAGGTGCTATAAGATTCGTTTGTTCCGATTACCTTAGCCATTCCTATCTCTAATAAATTACCTGCATTAGCTTCAATCAGATTGGTGCTTGATGCTTGTTCGTATATCTTATAAGTCCAACTTCCCAATGGTAACAATTCAATTGTTCCACTTGAGTAGTTTATTGTTCCACTTGTCTCTGTTAGTATGAACTCATCATATCGCTCCTGGTGAGTACTGATGTTTGACTGTAAGAAAGTAACACTTACATCGGTTACATCATTAGTAAACACGAATAAATAGTAAGGACTTGTTATAGTCACTTTCTCCTGCAATGTGCAGATCAAATTAGTATTAGTATTCTTTCTGATTACAAACATCATTTATAAGTATAAGAAAATACGATTTTGTGTAAAAAAAAGAGCGAACCTTTCGATTCACTCCTCTTTTTCTAAACCTAAAAACTATGAAATAAAAAGGTTAAGCAGGTACTGTTAATGTTGTTAGCAATGCCGCAGTTACAAAGTTAGCAGGATCTTTCTCTTTTCCGGTGATTGTCAATGTATATCCTGACATATCCCCGAATGCTTTTCCTGTTGTTCCTTCTGCACCTGTTACATCCGCTCCGTAAACTTGCCCCATCAATTGGTAAGTTCCATTGTTATCTTTAATGATAACCATTAAACGATTCTGTAATAAGATATGCAATGCGTTTCTTCTTGCAGCAGTCATCTTACCTTTCAATGTAAAGGTAGCAGATTGGTCATAAAATAATGTACCATTCTCAACACTTCTTTGAGGTGTAGACATGAATTGACCATTTTCTTTCTCAAGCTGAAATGTCCAAAACTTTTTACCACTTGAACAAGTCATTGCAGTAATAACTCCTGATGCCGCTGTGATATTCCCTTGAGGAACATTGGTGTATTCGGTGAGATATATCTCAGCCACGCCACCGATTGCATCAGCACAATCTATTTCTACTCCGTTAATTATTATACAAGGCATTTGTTATAAGTATTTAAGGGAGAGGTGTTACCCTCTCCCGATTAATTAAGAATTTTTGTAAGTCACAATCTCAGATCCAAAGTTAATCTCGCATCCTGCCTTCCACTTGATAGAACCTTTTACGTTCTGATCATCTGCTGAATACCAAAACTTAGCTTCTTCATATTCGTTCGCTAAGTCAGTTCCATAAACCATGTTCTGAGGATAAGTACAAACGATACGATCATTGTATTTCGCTTGAGATGTTGCAATGTTGTTCAAACCATGAACAGCTACAACTGACAATCCACTACCTGGTAATGTAATCTGACCAGTCTTGTATGCTTCTGTAGTGTTTACATTGAAGTTAAAATTATCAGCATCTTTAAGAGCGATGATTAACTTACGGAATGTATCCCATCCACAAAATGCTA